CTTATCCTTCTGATTTTATTGGAAGAGACGGTAAACCAAAACCTGTTGCCAACAAGAAAAAGGGAATGCCAAAAGCACAAACTCCCGCAAAGAAAGAACTTGATGAGGCAAAGGACAAGAAGGGTAAAGGTAGTGGATCAAAAGATGCCTGTTACCATAAGGTCAAGTCCCGTTATTCTGTATGGCCTTCTGCGTATGCATCTGGTGCATTGGTGAAGTGCCGTAAAGTTGGCGCTGCTAACTGGGGTAATTCGACTAAGAAAGAAGAATATATGAATCTTCCTGAATTTACTGAAATTCAGATCAGTGCGATGAGATCTGCTGGAATTGAAGTAGAAGTTGTTAATGAAGGTCTTAAAAAGAGATTAGCAGCAGCTGGTGCTGCAGCCGCAGTTGCAGCTGCGGGTGGTGGTGCAGGAGCAAAGGCAGCAACACATCACTCTGGTAGTGTTAATTTTAGTAGCAAACCAGTTGCTGCTAAAGCTACAGACAAGTCTGTAAAAAGTGCAGTAAGTAAAGCAATTGCAAAACCTGGTACTAGTCATTCTGCTTCTTCAGAAAAAGGAAAAAGGGAGAACAAAGTGGGAGTAAGTTATAGCATGACCCACACACCCAGCAAATCTGAAAAGACTGAGAAGAAAAAAGATAAGGATAAGTCTGAAAAGAAAAGATCGGAAAAACATGGAGATCCAGGAAAACCAAATAAACCAAGTAAACCAGGGAAACCAAGTGGCAAAAATCCAAGTGGTCCAAAAGTAAGAGGTGGAGGAGGTGATGGACCTAAAGTAAGAGGAAATAGTGGTGGTAGTGGTCCAAAAATAAGAGGAAATAGTGGTGGTTCAAGCGATAGAGCACCTGAGGTAAGATCGACTACGAGTAGAACAGGAGGTAGTACATTAACAAAAGGAAATACATCATCATCAACAGGTGGTAGAACACTGTTTAAATTTGAATATGAACCAGAGGGAGATATGGTTCAAGAGAAGTGCTGGAAAGGTTATGAGAAGAAGGGTATGAAGACTATGTTTGGTAAGAGATATCCAAACTGTGTTAAGAAAACCAAAAAAGAAGAGGTTGAATTGATTGATGAAAAGAAAGGTTGTTCTCACACACATGAAGGTGAGGAATGCCCAGTTCATGGTAAAAAGGAATGCCCTGCTCTTGAAAAAGTAAGTGAGGCAATGACTCTGAAGGCCAAAGTTGGTCAGGTCATCTCTGTTCATCTCTCTTGGAGAGGAAGATACATCAATATCAAAATGTTCTTCCCACAAATGGGTCTTCCAAACAGAAAAGATATTGAAGCAGAAATTGCAAAGGTTTATCCTGGTGCAAATGTAATGGCTTACAAGATAGATCAAAAGCAACCAGGAGAACCAATGGTTATGGTTGGGGAGGAAGAAATCCTGGGAAAGTCCTCTGAGGTGTCTGAGGATTGGCAAAAGGCCAATAAATCAGACAAGACTGATGGTATGAGCAAAAAAGCAGTTGCCGCATATCGTCGCGAAAATCCTGGTTCTAAGTTGAAGACTGCCGTTACTGGAAAAGTAAAGGCGGGAAGTAAAGATGCAAAGCGCAGAAAGTCATTCTGTGCTCGTTCTAAGGGACAGCAAGATATGCATAATATCGATTGCTCTAAGACCCCAGACAAACCAGTTTGTAAAGCCCGTCGCCGTTGGAAGTGTTGAGGATAATATATGAGTGAAATTTATCTTGGTAATCCGAATCTAAAGAAAGCAAATACATCTATTGAATTTACCGAAGAACAGGTAAAGGAATTCATTAAATGTAAGCAAGATCCGGTCTATTTTGCAAAAAATTATGTAAAAATTGTTTCTCTTGATGAGGGACTTGTTCAATTCAATCCTTATAATTTTCAGGAAAAGTTGATCAACAACTTCCATGAGAATAGATTTAATATCTGTAAGATGCCACGACAGACTGGTAAGTCTACTACTGTGGTGTCTTATCTTTTGCATTATGCTGTCTTCAATGACAGTGTAAACATCGGTATTCTCGCAAACAAAGCAGCAACTGCAAGAGAATTATTACAAAGACTACAAACTGCTTATGAAAACTTGCCTAAGTGGATGCAACAGGGTATCATTGCATGGAACAAGGGATCTCTGGAGTTAGAAAATGGCAGTAAGATATTGGCAGCTTCTACATCTGCGAGTGCTGTCCGAGGCATGTCGTTCAATATCCTCTTCCTCGACGAATTCGCGTTCGTCCCTAATCACATCGCTGATTCCTTCTTTGCATCTGTTTATCCTACTATTACTTCTGGTAAAAGCACAAAAGTCATCATAGTTTCAACGCCACATGGTATGAATCACTTCTACCGCATGTGGCATGATGCGGAGAAAGGTGCAAACGAGTACATTCCAACAGATGTTCACTGGTCAGAGGTTCCAGGCCGTGATTCTAAATGGAAAGAACAAACTATTGCTAACACTTCAGAACAGCAATTTAAGATTGAGTTTGAGTGTGAGTTCTTAGGATCTGTCGATACCTTGATTTCTCCAAGTAAGTTGAGAAGCCTGGTATATGATAATCCACTTTTAAAAAATAAAGGACTTGATGTTTACCAAAAATGCCAAGAAAATCATGATTATGTCGTAACAGTTGATGTTGCAAGGGGAGTTGGTAACGATTATTCTGCATTTGTGGTGGTAGACATCACAGAATTTCCCCACAAAGTCATTGCAAAGTACAGAAATAACGAAATAAAACCCATGCTTTTCCCAAGTGTGGTTTATGAAGTCGCAAAAAACTATAATGATGCGTATATTTTGTGCGAAGTCAATGATGTTGGAGATCAAGTAGCGTCAATTCTTCAATATGACCTAGAATATCAAAATCTTCTCATGTGTTCTATGAGAGGAAGAGCAGGACAGATCGTTGGCCAAGGATTTTCAGGCAAAAAAACGCAACTTGGCGTCAAAATGAGCAAAACTGTCAAAAAAGTTGGATCTTTCAACCTCAAAACTATGATTGAGGAAGACAAGTTACTTCTAAAAGACTATGAAATCATTAGTGAACTGACTACTTTTATCCAAAAACACAATTCATTTGAAGCAGAAGAAGGATGTAACGATGATTTGGCAATGTGTCTCGTAATTTATGCTTGGTTAGTTGCTCAAGATTACTTTAAAGAACTTACAGATCAAGATGTAAGAAAAAGATTATACGAAGATCAAAAAAATCAGATTGAACAAGACATGGCTCCATTCGGATTCATTGTTGATGGACTAGAAGATAATAGTTTTGTCGATACTCAAGGTGATCGCTGGTCAAAAGCATCGGTTGGAGACTATGGCGATATGTCTTACATGTGGGATTATAGATAATGGACATAGATGAAGAGTTTGAGCTAGATCATCTACTCTTTAGAGAAAGAAGATGTCGAACTTGTAGTAAGAAAAAAGATTTATTGTCAGATTTTTATCTTATTAGAAAGAACAAAAAAGGATTCCCTTCAGCATATTCTTATGAATGTAAAGAATGCACGAAGAAAAGAATAAAAGAGACGAGAAAAAGAAAAGATTCACAGGTTAAATGGGATTATCCCGACTGGTAAATGTTCATGCATTGTTTCCCCTCTGAAAAAACTCCTTTTAATAAATATTTTTAGATTACAAGATTATCAAGGAGAAAGAAAACATGGCGACTCCTCAATTATCTCCTGGCCTTCTGATAAGGGAGGTAGATTTAACAGTCGGGAGAGCTGAAAACGTTTTAGATAACACTGGTGCAATCGCAGGACCTTTTGGTCTTGGTCCAGTTGATGAGATCACACGTATTACAACTGAGCAAGAGTTGCTCGATACGTTTGGATCACCTTTCAGCACGGACAAGCAATATGAATACTGGATGAGTGCTGCCAACTATCTTGGATATGGTGGCGTTCTTAAAGTTGTCAGAATTGACGACGATAACCTGAAGAATGGTGCAGCAGGTGTCGCGGCAACTGCTTCATTCACGGCTCCAAAAATTAAAAACTACGACAACTACGAAGAGTCGCATTCTGATTCAACTACATGGTGGTTTGCAGGTAAGACACCTGGAACTTTCTTAAATGATCTGAAAGTTTGCACCATTGACTCTGTTGCTGACCAAACAATTGGAATCGCAACTGACCTACAGTTTGTTGAAGTGGGCATGGGTGTCACCACAACTCTGGCACAAGTTGCTTTAGCTGGTGCTGGATCAACTTCAGAGTTTAACGGATACCTTAAAGGAATTATCACAGGAATTAGAACAGATTCTGCAGCAGGTGATTTCGGAACAACTTATCTCGATGTTAAGGTCCTTTCCAGAACTGCAACTGGGGCAACAACACCTGGTGCAGGATTTGCAACAGAGAGAGCGATTGACTATAAAAAAGGTGATGCAAGCACTTCATTTGAAGTAGCAGATTCAGTACACGTTCTCACTCATACTGGTGTTGCTACTGGTAATTTTGCATACTTCTCAACTGGATTTACAGTTGCTACTCAAGAAGACTGGTACGAACAGCAAAGAATTGGAACCGTTAACGGGAACATTTTCTGGAAGGAAATCGCACCTAAGCCTCAAACAACTCAGTACGCTGTTAACAGAAATTCAAGATTCGACGAAATTCACGTCGCAATTGTTGATGACTCAGGTTCAGTAACAGGAACTCAAGGAACAATTCTTGAGAAGTTTGTAGGTCTTTCAAAGGCATCGGATTCAGTATCCAACCTTACTGCTCCAACCAAGAACTACTACAAAGAGTATCTTGCAGAAATTTCAGAGTATGTTTACGCTGGTGCAAACATTGGTATGGCAACTACCCTAAGCACAGCGGGACAACTTACAAATTTAGCAAGAGTACTTGGATTCACAACAACAGCAGGGTCATCGCCCGCTAGCAGATACGTTGCTAATAATTTAGTAACTGGTGGATGGTCAAGTCCCGCACAAGATGTTAACTTTAACGGATCCGGAACAAACACCTTTAAACTTGAAAAAGGTGCAGATTACGCAAGTGAAACTGGTGCCGATGGTAGCGGAATGTTAGCAACTTTAGGAGCACTTAATACCTCCTACGGACTCTTCTCCAATGATGATCAGGATGCTGATATTGATTATCTGATCATGGGCCCTGGTCTCAGTACAGCGACCCAATCCCAAGCAAAGGCAAACAAACTTATCTCTATCGCACAAGCGAGAAAAGATTGCCTTGCAGTCATTGGACCTCACAGAGGTAATGTGGTTAACGTATCAAATTCCGATACTCAAACCACAAACATCCTTGAGTTCTTTGCTCCACTTTCATCCTCATCTTATGCAGTATTTGATAGTGGATATAAGTACCAATATGATAGATTCAACAATCAGTTCCGTTATGTTCCAACGAACGCAGACGTTGCTGGTTTGATGGCAAGAACAACTCTTACATCTTTCCCTTGGTTCTCACCAGCGGGTCAGCAAAGAGGCATCATCAACAATGCAGTTAAACTTGCATACAACCCATCCAAGTCACAAAGAGATCTTCTCTATACACAGAGAATCAACCCAGTTATCACCAAGTCTGGTGTAGGAACTCTCCTCTTCGGAGATAAAACTGGTCTCGCATACGCTTCCGCGTTTGATAGAATCAATGTTCGCCGCCTCTTCCTTACAGTAGAGCAATCACTGAGAGCTGCTGGTGAAGCTCAACTCTTTGAACTCAACGATGAGATCACAAGAGCAAACTTCGTCAATATTGTTGAACCATACCTTCGCGATATCCAAGCGAAGAGAGGACTTTACGACTTCTTAGTTATCTGTGATGCATCCAACAATACTCCAGATGTCATCGATAATAATGAGTTCCGCGCTGACATCTTCCTGAAACCAACCAAGTCTATCAACTACGTCACCCTTACGTTTGTCGCCACTCGCACGGGTGTTTCGTTTGAAGAAGTTGCTGGTAGAGTTTGACAATCAATTAATTAATAACTTTTAAGGAGGAAACCCACAATGTCAACGCTCAGAACAATTACCGACTTTAAATCCAAACTGATTGGCGGCGGCGCTCGCCCCAATCTGTTTGAGGTTGAAATCCCAGCATTCCCTACAGCAGCAACTGCATCGGGAGCAACCTGGGGAACAGCAAGTGGTGCTGAAGCAGAAAACTTCAAGTTTCTGTGTAAGGCTGCTGCAATGCCCGCATCAAACGTAGCACCTATCGAAGTTCCCTTTAGAGGAAGAACTTTGAAAGTTGCTGGAGACCGCACTTTTGACACCTGGACTGTTACCATCATCAATGATGAAAACTTCCAACTCAGAACTGCATTTGAACTTTGGATGAATTCACTGTCCAAACTGGATAACAACACTGGAGCAACTAATCCTGCTTCTTACATGGCAAATGCTTTTGTTCATCAGTTAGGTAGAGGTGCAAGTCAAGGAAGAGAATCCATACAAAACAGCGATACTGCTGGAGGAACTGGAATCACTCCCCTGAGATCCTATAAGTTCAATGATATCTTCCCAACAAACGTAGCTCAGATTGATCTGTCATACGATTCAACCGATACGATTGAAGAGTACACAGTTGAATTCCAAGTCCAGTACTGGGAAGCTCTCGGTTCTGATCAGACTGGAACTGCTATTGTTTAATTCTAATAAATAGTAGAACAGTCCGTTCTACTATAAATTATCATGACAAAACTTTTTGGTTTTTCAATCGAAGGTGAAGAAGACAAACCGA